CCTACAACCAGCTCTTGGGAATCAAGGAACCCTCACACCAGGGAACACTATACCGCTCACACCACGTTGCGTAGGTCATACGCCCAGTTTTGGTGAGCTTCTGATGCGGCTTCTGTAGGACCATACGGAGGTCAACATCAGGGTGCTGCTCACGGAACAGCTTGATGAGCCTCCTATCCTCCGCATCGAAGTACCCCTTCACCTCAAGGACAACACCGTTATCCAGAAAGAAATCAGGGGTGTAGCTACGGGGAATCAACAGATCAAAGCTTTGGCTTTCGTAGGTCCATTGATTCCCGTTAGCTGACAGCTGCTTAGCAACCTGACCTTCAAGGCCCGAACGAAACCCATCTGCTTGGCGTTTGCCGTACTTGTGGAATCGTCGGGCCATTTACTCAAAAGTCAGGATCTTCGCCAGCCACCGTAGCAAGTTCTTTCAGGTTTGGTTTGGATTGTTTGAACCCACTCTGCACCTTGAAAGCTTTGGTGATATCGAAATCACCACGGTCAGCTCCGGAAGTCGTGACGGCTTGAAGCACCTGGATGCCCTTGGGACACAGCCTGAGACCACCCTTAGGGCTCTTACGAGGAATGAAGGTGGGCTTCACAGCTACCAACACCACAGAGCCTTCACGCAGTCTCAGATCACGAGCAATGGGCTGCAGCTCAGTGTCTACAACAGGCAGAGGGAACTCTTCGTAAGCCAGCTTGGCGGTCAGCTTGACCAGCACAGAGCCATCTTGATTGGCCTCAAACGGGGCATCAAAGAAGCTCTTACGCCCCGTAGCATCCCTCCACCACTCACAAGCCTTGTCGTACTCCTCTGAGAGCTCCTCCAGCAGCTCCTCAGCATCAGCTACAAGGACCTTCAAGCGGAAGTCAACTGGTTCACCGTTGTAGGTAGGAGTCTCGTAGAAGTCAGGGATCCAACCAGTCAGGGTTCCTTGGATCTGCATCTCGTTAACGACTCAAGTCGAAAGGACCCACAGAAAGTACCTGCGGTGCTTACGGTCTTGGAAGGCCCTTTAGGACAGCTTTTAAAGTGGCCTCTTTAGATGGCCATCGAAGGAAACCCTCTTTAAGTTTTAAGAGCTCTTTTAAAGAGGTCTTTTAAAGAGGTCTTCTGTTGTTCCCTCTTTAAGACCCTTTTAAAAGAGGTTCTTTTACTGCCATTTAAAAAGGTCTATTCAAATGACTTTCCAAGAGTCAACTGAACATCCAGGATTACTTCACGATCCTTGGTATGCAACTATGATTCCAGATCCAATTGAACTTGATCTGTTTTTAAGGACTTTCTGGGATGAACCTTTGGATGGAACAGTTGAAGAGAAATTAAAGAGAAAGAAAGAACGAGAACAACAACAAGAATTAGAAGAAGCTACTCAAGATGATCAAAATGATCCTTCTGTGTGGGAGCAAAAGTGATAGTTATGAACAACACAGACATTGTGACCATTGAAGTTGGTGATGTTCTAGAGGAATATCAATACGCTCGTAATGAATACAGAAACTCTATTGGTGATCAACAACGTGACTTTTGGGATGGGTATTTAGCAGCTATTGAAAAGCTTTGTTCTGATGTCGTTTTGAATGAGGAGCATCAATGACTAACCCAATCACCCCACCGCCGGAGCTGGTGCAGCAGTGGGTTGACGCTTACTTTGGTGGCAAAATTTCCCAGTCCAATTTCCATCTAGACCTTGCCACCCGCGCCGCGCAATGGGGCGCAGACCAGGAGCTGGAGGCGTGCCTAAGGCTGGTTGAGATTGACGCAGGTGAGGATGCTTATGACTTTGCTCGCTACATCCGCGCCGCCCGCCGCCCATCTCCTAAACCACTGAGCTTGAAAGAGCAGGCGTTCCTGGCTCTTGAGGCACTGCTGGGTCCCACGAAAGGTGGTGCCAATGCTGAAACCATCCGCCGCGCACTGGAGCAGCTCGATGACTGAACCTCTTTCCCCCGCCGCTGCTACTGTGCTCAAGGAGTACAAAGACAGCTGGACTGCAGACCCGTTTGAGATGGACATCGGAGCACTTGCCGCCGCCCTACGAGCTGCTGCGTTGTACTGCAAGCGCGACAGGCTGCAACTCATTGTCATTGCTGAAGAGCTGGAGCAACTCGATGACAACTGAACCACCCATCAACGAGTGTCTCGTGGCGTATTGGGACAACCAACGCTTCAGCGAGTCCTTGATTGACGCTCCAGAGCGGATGCAAGCGGTGTTTGACGTACTGGCTGAGTGGTGTGATCAGTTGTGCTATTCAGACACCGCACAGAGGCTTAGAGAGGCCTCTGGTAAGGTTGGTAGTTAACCTTCAGACCAAGGAAAGCCGTTGTTGGATTCATCATCGTCATACAACGACATCAAATCACCATCCTCATCCACAAACAAACAGCGGCTTTCTTTGATCTTTTGGTAATCATTTTCCAACAGATCAGCAAATGCACCGACTAACGATTGGCACATCCCTGCTTCTACTACTGACTTATGAAGGACGGATTGTGCCTCAGCAACAGCAACAACTTTCTCTGCATCGTCCATCCATACCATCTCTCGCTCCTCATCCTCATCAGCTTCCAGGAACTCCAATGCCTGATTGGCTCGATTTTGTAACACCTTCATTCGTGCCATCAGAAGCGGAACATACTGAGCTGCCACTTGCTTGAGTGGACCGTAGAACTGCTCTCTGGCATTAGCGGGAACTAGCATTGTCACCGACACGGCTTTAAAGGCTTTAAAGGCAATTTAAAGCAAACTTAGCTGGCTGCCCCGTGGCACCCCCCGTGGCGTGATAGTAGTAAGACCCGAACATTTGTACTAGTCTCTCTGGTCTTACTGCTATTGCGACTCATTCTCAATAAGCAAGGTAGTTATAACGTACTACTGCAGCATCACCATACAACACTACTGTTATGTCATACCTATAAAGAAAGGCCCCTAAGTAGAGGCCTCTTGACATAACTAATTAGCTCGCAATAATCCTAGAAACATAACGATAGGAGGCAGGAGAAATAGTAGGCAATAGGACAGGAACTTAGGTAGCTGATACATCAGTCTTCCCGATCCCTCACGACAGAGTAAAGAAGGTTCCCGAGATACGACATACCAGCGTTAACGAGAGCAGTAGCAAAATCATAAGGATCCTCTATTGTTTGCCCCTCTACCAGCTGCAGTCTTGAGGTGCAACCGTAAGCCCCGCAAGCTGCGTCACACCAGTGAAGAACACAGTCAGTGTTGTATTCATAAAAGTTGAAAAGGTCTATTGTGTAACACATATCAACATTCACGAAGTCTGAAGTTTCGTAGTTACAAAGGCCCTCAGGATTGTCGTTATATCGATCAATGAACCACTCAACACACGAGTCGTTCACCCAATCAAAATGATCATCGACAATATATTTCAGAGTGTCGTACTCACACTGAACAGACTCACGATCGCAAAGGTTTCTGTAAATCTCCTTTGCGTTATAGCTGAGAGAAGGCCAGCCAGTGAACAGAGCGCCAGGATCAAAGCGCATCGCTGAGATCTTAGAAAGCTTTGAGTAGCCCTCACTTCCCATACCCTCGTGATGCTCTGACCAGAATAGGTGGTGAGCAGAGACGATATCGAAGCGGTCAAAGGTTGCAGTAGTCATTGTTGGATTGAAGGAAGGAAAGGGATTTAATCAGTAGTCCATCTGAGCATCTTTAATTGCATCCTCCTCAGTTTCGAAAGGACCATTAACGCAATCAGTGTCAGGCATACATCCTGGGAAGCAAGGCCACCAGTAGTAACCTTCGTCAACTGATTTACCTGTCAGTGTCAGAGACTTGATGTCATAGAAAACCTCAAACGATCCGTACTCGTTACCTTCGTGATCGATAAATTGGTGGTAGCTCATTTGATGTAGGTTTGAGTGCCAGTGTGAGTAACAGTTTCAGTAGCTAGTTGATCAACTGCAAACAACGTCAGCAGCGATACAAACAAGCAAGATGCAAGAAACGATCTCATTAGTACAACAGCGAAGGGACGATCTCGTTACCGTCTTGATCAACACAGCGGTAACCAAGGGCTGCAAAGGTGCCAAGGTCAGCAGGAAGCAACGTCTTAGCCCTGGTGAGTCTGACTAGCAGGATGGCAGTTTGATCGACTGGGTAGGCTCTCACCCTGCCGTAACTGCTCTCAAGCTTGAAGCGTAGGTCTGTCATTAAAAGAGGATCTCAGAAGGAAAGGAGCAAGCTCTCGCCTGCTGACAGGAACAATAGGGCTTGGTAGGGCTAAGGCAAGGCTGCTGTTGTAAAGCTTCACAGACTGGCACAGTGATAGTAGGTAGGTCCTAAGAGGCACCTAGAAGGCCCTGGAAGAGGCCTCTAAGAGGTTCTGAGAGTGAAGGTACCAGAGAGGTCTTAAAGGGCCTCAGATGTGGCCAAGTGCGCGTGTATATACACCGATAAGCTCCCCTTATCATTCCCCACGACTCATTAAGAATTCTTATCAATCCCCAGCTGCTACGAAAACGTATCAACACACCATCTCAACACCGTTATATCGCTATGTAATAGCTCCCGAATAGCTATTTGGCGGCCCCTAAAGGCCCTGGCGGGGGGTTGAGCGGCGGGGCATAGCGTTAACTAGTGCTCAAAAATTCGAAGCAAAACCTTTTAGGTACCCATAAAAAAAAAAGAGGCCCCCTTTAGGACCTCTTTAAAACCTCACCAGACCCCTCTAGAAGCCTCTCCAGCACCCCTCTACTTGTTTTTAGACCTATTGGTACTCGGAGACTGGATACGAAGGTTAGAGCGGCTGTTATTACGAGGGTTACCGTCTTTGTGATCTACGTCTTTACCGTTCAAGTTGTAACCAGATTTAGCCAATTTACGACGAGCTTTATTACGGCTAGATCGATTAGCTCTTTGTTCTGGTTTTGAGTGGTAATTGTCGTATTCCTTACGGTAGTTCCTTTGTGCCACTGCTAGATCCAATCAAGAGCTTTACCAATAGTAGGAAACTCTTTAACAAAGATCTCTTTAGCTTGTTGAGCTATTTGTCTGTGTTCTAGTTGAGTACCAGCTTCAGTTCGTAGATCAATGTAGTGAATCCAGCTACGAAGAGAACCAGCCATGTAGAGGCGAGTTGGAGTAGCTAGGGGAAGTATTTCTCTAGAACACTCTTTAGCG